TTGCTATGGGATGTATTCCCACAGAAGGAAGCTCATCACGATAGACAAGACCCTCAAGGGGAAAGACCTCCACGACACAATTAGGCACGAGATGCTCCATGCCTCTCTCGCCGTTTCTGGGCTCTCGTTCTCAGAGTCCTATGAGGAGGAATCAATAGTTCGGTGCATGGACGAGATCTATTTTCCAGCGTGGGAAAGATTCATTAAACGCTTTCAAGCGATTTGAGCAAATGCCCTAAGTAATCATAGATGAAGAAAAAACTGCCCCGTCAGTTCTCTAAAGAACGCGGGTGCAAATTTATTCAGTTCACCCCGAACTCTGAAAACGTAAAACAGGCATTCGAGCGAAGCCAGAAGCTCGGGGTTCTCCCGAACTCATTCACCAGAGGGGCGGGTCGGATGACGGGATTTCTTGGCGAAATCGCGTTTGAGACCCTTTATAACGACGCTAAGTATGTGGGGGGCCACGTAATTAGCCACGACTATCTGTTAGGAAACAAGAAGATTGATATTAAGGCCAAGACTTGTGGGGGGAAACCGCTTCCCCATTATATCGCCACGGTTAACTGTTCTAAGGCTTCTTCGCCTAAAGCAGGGTATTACTATTTCGTCCGTGTGCAAAAAGACCTGAGTTGTGCCTGGCTACTTGGCTGGGTCACTAAGGCTAAGTTACTCAAAGACGGGGAATACAAAAGACGGGGAGATGAAGATGAGTGCGGCTTCAAATATAAAATGAACGGTTACCATTTGCCCATAAGCGCCCTACGAACTCCCCTGTCCTTGTGATGTGACTACGGCGGGAGTTATGTCGAATTGCTCTTCGATATTGATCGACCATACTTTCCCGCCCCCGTGCCCCGCTGATTTCACGGGCCTCACATTAAGGTTAGCCTTCCCCGATTCCTCTAGCGCGGACATGCCTCTCCTGACAAATTCCAAGTTGTTGGACATGCCGACGTTTCTACCATTGTTAAAGTCGTGCAGGGTGACTTGAAATTCAGTAAGGGTGCCCACCCATTGCGTCATGCTCGCATTCAGTTGGCGGCATCTCTTGGAGAAGAATTCCACCAGTTCTGCCACGGACGATCTGCTGGAGTTGTCGTAGGCCGCAGAAGATACAGTTATGTCGATAAAACTCACAATCCCGAAGCGCCCGTAGGATTCAATTTCGTGCGGCACGACCCAGTCCAGCAACCATTTCCCGAAGTGGGGAAGTTCTTTCCAAATTGATTCCTCCAGTATCTTGTTTGAGGGAAATTTGCTGGTTGCGTCATCCCTCACCTTGAGCGCCATGAGCTTGTCCCTGTTGCTGCTGTCGAGCGCCGGAATAACCGATAGGCTATTTGCGTCCATGTTCAACGACATGATCACTCTTCCCGCCCACGGTATCGACAGGGCGTCCGCGTATTTTGCCATATATTCGATGCGCGGGTTCGCTACAGCCCGCTTGATCAACTCAGTAGCTTTGCGCTGGTCTTGGAACGAACTGGCGCTTGTTGTGTCATCAATTACCCAGGCGGCTACCCGCCCGAGGTCTTTGTTGAATTTAGTGTGCCCGCTGAGATAGTCAGAAGCGTCCGAGAATCCCCCGACCAGCCCAGAGATCACCCTGTTGGACAGGAGGCTCTTCCCCTTGTTGGTTGGCCCCACAAGGATCAATGCTTGGCCCTGCCGCGACTCGCGGTCGAGGACGGCCTCGTAGAATCTTTTCATCCACGCGAAAAAGTATTCAATTGTCGGGCGGGCGGTCGAATTGTCGAACAGTTGGTGAAGCCATTCGTGAAGGAACGGCCAGTTTTTTGGGTCGCCGTTCTCGGCGGGTTCGACCGGCTCAATGGTCGAGGTGTTCAGGATGCGGCTACCGCTGCATTCTACGATCCTTTCCTTGGAGAACACTACGGGGGCTATTTCATGTATCCGGTTCTGGTTGCTGATCACCAGCAACGCCGACTCGACTTCTGACAGCACGGCCCCCTTTTTCTGCTTGGGGTTGAACCCCATCTGTCGGAGTTCCAGCAGAATCTGATCTCTTGGTATTTGAACGGCGATGTTGTTCAACAGTTTGAAGAAGGTTTTCCCATTGAACCAGTATTCGTCGAGCAGGGTTCCCATCTTTTTCTGTTCGTAGTCAGACACAAAATCTGCCCCCAAAATATCCCGCCAACTGGCAAACCCTTTACCGGCACGGTCGCTGTAGCAGATCATCCCATCTTCAGCTACCTGACACCCCTCTCTGTTGACCCCGTCGTCTACCCAGAATAATGGGCCACGATTCCCGACCTCGAACTCCCCTGTCCAGCGGTGCCCGTATTTTTCTCTAACCTTCTCGGCTACTACTTCGATTGGGATGGCTGTGTCGTTAGACTGCGGGGGGCAGACAGCCGCGGCTTTTAGCAGCGCGGTCTGCACGGGTGCATTCGGTAACTTGCCTCCTGTCTGGTGCCAGTCGGACCCCAGCTCAAAATACTGGGCCGCGTTTAGCGAGGTTGAGTCAAACCCTGCGAAGACTTTGTGAATGTTGAGCGTGTTCTTTAGTTCCTTGAAGAAGGCCGAGAACATATCCGGCGCTATCGGAACAGAGTTTTCAAATTCCCAAACTAGCCGGATATACCCCGAGTAGGTCTTGGATCTCCAAGTTGGGGGGTTGTCTTTGCAAACAGTCCCTATTTTTAGGTCTACTAAGTTCCAGTCAACGGGGGCGTCGTAGTCGGCTACGATTCCATGTACGCGATTGATGGGGTTCTCTGATGAGATTCTTTTTGACGGGGCGCGTCCTTCTGCTGTTGAGTAGAAAATGTGGTCCGTCTTGGCCTCGGCGCACCAAGCGCGGTAACTCGCCTTGGATTTAAAAGCGGGAACTACCTTGGTTGATTTTGACAGGCCCGACGATTTGTGGGCCGAAGAGTCGCGCAGGTTTTTAATATATCTATATGTCACTTGGTGTATCTCGTTAATATTGCCCCTTCTGCATCAAGGGGGATGTCTGGTATCCATTGCGGCGGCGTTGACATAATCTTGAGGAGGTCACTAAGGGCTTGGTCGGCCTCATCTTTGTTCGCCTCGACAACAATTTCGTCGTGAACGTGCATGATTATCTTGTGCCCCGCCCTCGCCACTCTGACAAGCATATCGCTGAAAATGTCACGGGCCAGAGCCTGGGAAGCGTTTTCGGCCACGAACCCGCCCCATAACTTAATGGGAACCATTTTAGCTCCCTTGGGAAAGTGTGCCATATACTGTAATCGGCCTTCGCCTTCTTCCATCTTGTCCGTTTTGATCAGCCCGTAGTCCAGTATTCTTCCGCTCGGGAGATCTACGGTGAATGGGGTCGGAATCCTTTGTTGCGTCAAGTTATACGCCCCGCTTATGTCTATGTTATACTTCCGCCACAGTTTTGTGACAGACTCCATTGTGCTCCGGTACAGATCCACGGCATCGTCCGCATCCTTTTGATCCATGCCTGACATTTCAGCAAATCGTTTTTTACCTGCCCCGTACCCACAACCAAGAACCATAGCCTTAACTTTATGCCGGAGTTTGGGGTCTTGTTTGAGTTCCCCCTGTTCGGTTTTCCAGCGACCAAATCGAATCGCAAAGGCTTCGTAGATGTCATTGCATTTTTCGATTTCATCCAACATCGCCCAGTCTCCGGCTAGCCAGCAGAGTGTCCGCACTTCGATTTGACTCAGGTCGGCCACTACGAGCCGTTTGTCGGGGGCTGTTGATATTAAGTGGCGCAGGTTGATTCCGAACATCTCGTCCCGCGGCAGGTTCTGGAGGTTGAGATTGCCCCCCGATCCGCTGAAGCGTCCCGTGTGCGCCCCAAAATACATAAAGCCTCCGTAGTATCTACCATCTGGCATGGTGGCTACGTCAAAACTCTCCACTTTCTTTTTGAGTGCGTTGATTCTACGCCAGTTCTGTGTCGCCGCGATCCAGTCGTGCTTCTGGCCGTTGTAATCCATCCACTTCTTGCTCTCTGGATTGGTCTTCGCCAAACTCGCAGGCGGCTCCAGTCCGGCTTTCTGGCATTCCTCGTCGAATGCGGCACGACTCAGAAGGGGCTTGCTTCCAAGCCACGGGATATTGGATTCGGCCTCAAATAATTTCTCGTTGATTATCTCCAGTTGCTTTTTCAGCAGCCCTGTATCAATGGGGATGCCTCCCTGACAGATCCTCCTGTTCAGGGTGCTGATTATTCTTTCCTCCTCCGGCCAGCGGTCACTAAATTCTTCCCACAGTCGGAGACACAGCTCGGAGTCTTTGATCGCATAAGCACTGACCTCGGCTCTGAACTCGTCGGTCATCGACTCCCACTTCTTCCCGCTCATGTTGTCGCGGGTGGACTTGTCGATTTCTAATCCAAAAGCTGTAGAAGTCGCTCCTTTGAGCGAGCGAGGAATCCTGACATACGCTGCCAGATCCGCTGTACAATGCCAGGCTGCGGGGTCGATCCGCGGCCACCACGATTGGGTCGCGCCATATAGATATAAGGTTTCATCGAATGCTGCGTTGTGGCTCAGGGCCGTGTTTCCAATAAGTAGATCCCAGTTAAATTCCTTTGGGTGACCGACGAATTCAGTTCCGTCAGTCCCTTTTACGGTGAGTAGGTAGGCATCAAATTCGGGGTGGGAGAAGTAGCCCAGTGGGCCGAGCGTTCTGATACTGCAACGCTTGTCGTAGTAAGTTTCGTAGTCGAGGGCGTAGATTTCCATGACTGTCTAAGAAGAAGCCCCCCACTGGAAAGTTGAACCAAAACCAGTGGGGGGCTTTAAGTGCCGCCGCTTTTATGTGGTTACGGCGAGGGCGATGCTTTAACCAGAATGACTAGAGTGAAACTCTAACCACCCCGCCACATTACCCGAGTGATTACTCCGTGTCTATTGCCGCCGCGATTGGCTCCGCTCCGTCCACCAACAACGAGAGCTTCAGTTGGCTCTTGTCGTCTTTTGGGAGTTCAACGTCGATAGCCGAAGCCAATGCTGCCCGTACGTGGCGAAGAGATATCATCTGAATTTCCAGTTGCTTAATCTTCTCCTCCAGTTCAGCGATCAACGCACTAAGCATATTGATCTCGTCCTGAATGACCTCTTGGTCAAAAGTGCCTTCCATTAACGTAAGAAGTTGGCGGTGAAATTCTGGACTGCCTCGGGGGATTCCTTCGTAGTGATCGACAGGCTGGGAGCATACCAGGAATATTTCCCTCTTTGGATGATGGATGAACTGAACGTCCAGATCCGAGAAGGAAGAGGGACATCAGGGTTGAGGAGCGAGAACGTGGCAAGCCTCTTGAAGGTCTGCCTGTAGCCATCCTTGGCCACATTGATCTTGCCCAGAGCATACTGCTTGTCTCCGACCATAAACGGGTAGGCTACGTCCGAGTCACTGTCCTCGGGTTTGAAGAACATCAGGATGATATCCGCGAACTCCAGCATATTCCACTTGGAGTCCTTGTTGATCTCATCCCGCTCCTCCTTGGTGTGGGCGATCTGGGATGTTTCGTCCTCATCGAACGGGATATCTTCCCGCCATGCTTTCATCACGCTGACGGGGACGCAGGATACTTTCTGCTCCGGCTCCGCGATGATGTGTTGTTTGTCCAAAACAGCCGTCCCGAACGGGGCGTCGATCTCGGATGTCTTCTGGACGATATTAAGACGCGAGATCTCAATATCGGAGCTTTCGATCATCATGCTGGCAGCTTGTGCCGCGATGATCTGGTTTGGTTTCTCTGTTGCTTTTGCAGCCATTTCGTTGTTTCGTTGTTTCGTCGTTTCGTTGTTACTAACTAGGACTAACTTAGAGTAAATCTTGGGTTAGACTTGATGAGTATGCCTGCTTCGTTACAGGCGTCAATAAATTCTTCAGAAATTTTCTTCTTACTGCCCTTTTCGGCAGACTGTCCCGCTTCCTTGGCTAATTTGGCCAGGGGAATACTGGCGATATTCAAGACATCGTCTAGTTCGAGGCCGTAGGTTTCCGCTATGGAGACCAGTGTCTTGTTGTCCGTAACCCTTTTTGTCACCCCCATGTTCTTGAGGCGAAGGGACGGGAACTCAACGCCCTCCTGTGCCATAGCGACGGCCCGCTTCTTCAGTCGGTCGGACCAATTTGATACGATCTTAGCAATCACCCATAGCTGTTCCACGATCTCGGGGTCTTCCGTCTCTTCGAGGTCTACATCAGGCAGTTGCGGGTTCACCTTCTTGGCGACTTCGATGACCAACCCACCCAGCGCGGGGCATTTACCTTCGTGCTTACAATACCGACAATGCACGGTCGGCGTTAACTCTTCGATAGACGGAGCCCCGTCGTCCCATTTGGGGCGGATAATTTCCCCCTGTTTGATTATCGAGGAAAGCTCAGAGACTATCGCTGGGACATCTTCTCTATAAAAAGTGTGGAAGAGCGTTTCGTTACGCACGGGGATAAAGAACACAAAGACTATTTTATTCAGGTCTTTGTATTTCTGGAACGCACCGACAGTGTAGGCCCGTGCTTGCTGGTTCTTTTCAGGGGTGTCAATCACTGAGATCCCCGTTTTGTAATCAATCAGAACCCCCGTATCATTGTTGAATACAACTAGACGGTCGCACGTTCCCCAAGTAGATGTTCCGTCCAGTTCGACTGTAAGCTGTATCTCCTTGAAGTCTTGCTTAACCTTCAGCCCCGTTACGTCGGAGCAATTGATAAAGTTCTGCAAGAAACTTTCCTCCTCGGCTACGATTTCGTGGAAGATGCTGACTTCTTCCTCGCTCTCCAAGTTAGAGGGGTCACCAATCTCCAGAGCTTCGTGGATTCGGGTTCCCTTTTCTGCCGCCGCGTTCGTCCCGCTGCGGCCTTGGAACCCCCCGCAACCGGCGATGTATTTTAGGGCCGACGGGCTGAATTCCGCATGATCGCGGTCAGAGTGACTATCGGGCATAGCGCGACTTATACGCCGCGCTGAGTGGTTGTCAAATAATATCGGGAAATAAGAAAGGCATCGACCATCCCGTC